GACTTGAGAACACTGATCCAGACAATTATCCTCTTTTTAATATGGTCACTTGTGCAAAATATATGAAGGAGTGGTTTGGTGTTGTTTGTACAAATCCAGACAAGACACCTATCACACAAGAATTTTTTACAGAAGACCCAGATTTTCTTTCTAGAGAGATAAAAGTTGTAGATGGACTTACTGTGGCCCAATTGAAGAAGGAATCGATCGTTGGAATGCTTGCATATGTTAGAGAAGATGTTGAAGATGCCGAACAAATGAATATTGATGCTGCCAGCATGGAGATGGTTATGTATGGACCTGAGGAGTACAATTTGTTTTATGAGAAACTTAATGGACTAAATAGGAGTATGGGTATGCCTTACAGGGTTTACAATTATTCCTATTGGAAGAATAAGTTAAACCACAAATATTGGAAAATCGATGAGCCATCTCCTTTGGATGCCATTTATGGAGTTTCTGAAGACATTAAGCTTGGTATTGCTGATTCTCAATGTCAGTTGTGTAAAGAAGATACCGATAATATTATAGATTATGCCTTTTGTGTATCTTTTAGACATATGGAACAACACCAAAGAGACGTAATTCATGAGCTTTTAGGTTGGCCTCTGGTAGTTTTGCCTTATCCTGCTTATCAGGGTATAGACCAGGTAGAACTTTTAAATCCTTTCAATGATTTAAGTTCTGCCTTGCAATTTTATCAAAAAGCTTGGTATACTTACTGGGCTGTTGATGATGTTTAATTGCATTTGTCCTGCATGACGTTAAACTGCACTAGGCATCATGCCTTTGTAAGATGTGATCTCAACCCCTAGCCCAATACAGGGAGTTGTGCTGCTTACATAAAATTCGGGCATAAGGACACAATGTAATGATCCTTTCATTGTGTCATACTGAAGCGGATCTCTGAAACTACACAAAGTATTAACGATAGCTCAATGACTAGAGCTAACCAAATTGGGGCAGGAGAAGATGAAGTGCTAGACACTGAACAACATGGACTTTTCGAAGTTACTGAGGCAGAAACTATGGCTCAGGGTGTTCCCGAAGCACTTATCCAGCCCCTTGTGAAACTGCGATCAGTGTTTCCCACGTCAGCAGAAGACTACCAACCTATTGAAAGGTCTTATTTGATAGCATCATTTGACCTTACCCAAGGTGGTTTTCAAAGGGTTTTGCCCTATGCTGCACTTTTGTCTGATGGGCGCATGCCTTCTCGGATAATTCGGAAGTTTGATTACTTTCGAGCGGATCTAGCTATCAAGATCCAAATGGTGTCTGCTGCCACTACATTTGGAGTGGTAAATTGTTGGATGGTTCCTATGGCGTCTGACCAGAGGGCAACGTATCAAGAGTTGCCTCTAGGAGATATTAGACAGTTTAAAACATGGAGTGGACACTCTGGTATCACGCTGGCCATTGCGGACCAAGCGGGAGCGGAGTTTAATTATCCATGGCCCACCCCGGAACATTCACTACGAACAGCAGATTCCGACACGCCAACATTATTTACTCAGTTGGCACAACTTAACTTTCAAGCACCTAGTGTAAAGAATATTACACCTGGAGTTGCTACTCCAACTGTTTCTATACAAGTTTATGCTAGCTTTAGGAACACCATGCTTATGGGACCCCGGTCTTCACTAGCACCTACTCTGGGTGCTTCTTTCTTGCAAGGATTAGATTCGAAGACATTTATGAACCAGTGGGCCGTGCATGGTGATTCTTGTAGCATAGCTGATGCACAGATGGAGATGGTAGCAGCTGCAGTGTCCGGGATAGCGTTAGCTACTGAAGCTACAGTGGCTGTCGCAGACTTAATTCAAGGTGTGCAACAAGTTAAGGATTCAGGTATGAACTTGTTAAGCGGACATAAGGTTGAACAAGATCTTTTGCATCCGGACATAGCTGGATCAGACACTGACTACAATCAACGTAGTGGTGTTAAGCAGTCTACTTATGGTGACATTGCTAGTGTAACCACAAACTCTAGCCATGCCAATTTGGGAGACCACGCAAATCAGATCTCTATGGATCCCAAATTTGTTGCCGAGACTGCAGTTGGTCATAATATTTACGATATGTGTCAGCGGTGGTTTGTGAATAGAACCTTCTTAGATTGGGGTTTGCCCTCAGAATCTGTTTATACAGAGGTTATTCATCCCGCACCTTCAGACATCATTCGAACTACTCCTCCGGCCTCTACTGTAGACTATGGTTATTTACAGTTCTTTAGTAGATTTTATAGGTACTGGAGAGGCAATATTGACTACAGACTTCAGTTTTTTGGGTCAGATCTTTTAGTCATGAGAGTGTTGGTAAATATTCACTTTTCGGCCAATTCTTTGGGCACAACGGCCCCTTCTCCAGAGACTTTACAAGAAAACGCTGGTGATATTTTCTCTAAGAC